CCTAATACAAACATATTAAAAGGTAAACCTACTTGATTAGCAGACAGACCTATACCACCATATTTTTTCATTGCCTCAAACATAGATTCTGATAGTTCTTTTCTATCTTTAAAACCTTCTTCTTTTAACATATCTTCGTTAAAAGGTGCGATTGCTGTTAACACTCTTGGATCTGTTGGTGGTATTAGTTTTAGTTCTTTCATAAATCTCCTATGTTTGTTGTAGTCTTGTAAAGTTTTTGTATTTTTCAAATTTTAATATGTTGGTAAATTTATCAAACATTATATCGCCTTTGTGTGATATAATAAAAATGTTTTCATTGTTTAATTTATTAATTATTTTAAAGAAATCGTCTGTACCTTGTGCGTCTAAACTGCTATCAAATATTTCATCTAATATTAATAGATTTGTATTAACACTATTTTTCATTTTAGCAATAGTTCTCCAAGTAAACAATAACGCAAGGTCTATTCTTAATTTCTCACCCTCACTAAAACTATTATAAACAAAAGTATCTCTATGACGACTCTTTACTGTTTCGTTAAATTCTTCATCTAAATGAAATGATACATATAAATCCATTGATTGTAAATACTGATTTATAAGTGTATTCATAATAGGTAAAAACTTTCTAATAATTTGAGTTTTGGCACCTTTTTCACTTAATATTTCTCGTAATACATCTACATATTTTTTTTGTTCAGTAATTTTATCTCTTTCAACTTTTATTGTTTCTAGTTCTTCTTTTAATTGTTGTAAATCTGTAGCAATCTTTTTACTATCTGTTTGTTTATTTTCTAACTGTAGTATTTCTTCGTGTATCTTGTTGCTGTAACTATTTAATTCAGTTAATGATGTATTTACTTTTGCTATATCAACATACAAGTCTGATAGTTTTTTAGATATAGCACCAAAGTGATTTACTTTTTCTTCCATTTTGGTAACTTCTTCAGTAAGTTTTTTAACACCATCTGATAATACTGTAATCTTACCTTTTTCGTATGCAATCTTTTCACCTCTAAACTCTGGTTCTAGTTTTTGTGTACAAGTAGGACAGTTATCATTTTCTTCAAAAAACTCTAAATTCTTTTTATGACTTTGTAAGTTATGTTCTATTTTAGTTTCCATTTTTAATAGTTGTTTTAACTTATCATCAGTTTCTTTTTTATTTTCTAGTTCATCTTTAATAGAATCTATTTCTTTGTTTAGTTCTTCAACTTTTAAAGCATATGTTTGATTTGCCTTATTGTTTTTTTCTATTTGTTCTTTTTTAACATCTATATCATTTGTATTTAAATCTGACAAAGCATTAAAATGTTTTAATTCTGTTTCATACTTTGTTTCTATTAAATCACACTTATGACGTACATCTAATATTTCTTTTGATAATTGACCTTGTTGATCTCTTAACATCCAATCCATATGTGAAAAAACTTTAATGTCTAATATTTCTTCAACAGCTTCTTTTCTGTAACGAGATTTCATTTTCATAAATGGTTCATATAAAGAAGACCCTAATATTACAACTTGAATAAATGATCTGTAGTTTAGTTTCATTATATTTCGTTCTAAATATTTTTGATAATCTATGTTAGAAGCATTTTGATCTATTAATTGTCCATTACAATATATCTCAAATAAGTTAGGTTTAACACCTCGTTTTACTCTATATTGTTTTGTTCCTACATCAAATTCTATTTCTACTTCACAATCTTGTTGATTGATTGTGTTTATCATTTGTTCTTTTTTAATTATTCTAAATGGTTTATTAAACAATGCCCAACACAATGCGTCAAGTAAAGTTGATTTACCAGAACCATTTTGACCTATTATTAATGTAGTAGGTGATCTTCTTAAATCTACTTCTATTGGTGTGTTACCAGTAGATAGAAAGTTTTTATATTTTATTTTTTTAAATACTATCACTCATTTGCCTCAACGTATAACTCTTTTATAACATCTTTTAGTTTGTTTTTATCTAAATCAGTATCTACTTGGTCAATATAATTATTTAAAAACGTCATAGTATCTTCGCCTTGATCTAATATATCTGATCTTACAGTTTGTTTTATATCTATAGGATCTTCAATAATTTGTAGTTCGTGTACGTTTGTTTTATTATAAAACTTTTCAACTAATCTATTATACATTTCTTCATTTGTTTTGTTGGTTACAAACATTTTAACAAAACAGTTTTCGTATGGTGTTAAATCAAAATTAGTGTAGTCTGTTTCTTTATCATTATATATTAATTTTTTAAAGATTACCATTGGATTAGGTATTCTTTCTAACTCTCTTGTTTCGGTATCAAAGATATGAAAACCTTTAGGACAATTATGATCTGACCACATAATTTGATATTGTGTTCCTAGATAATAGATATGACCATCATCTGATTTTTTATGAAAGTGTCCAGAAAATACTTTTTCAAATCTTCTTAATTGTTCTCTTTCTAAACCGTGATCGTTCATAACGCCTTTGTGCATTTCAAACCCTTTAACTTCTAAATGACCAAAACAAATGTCTGACGTTGCGTGATCTATAGCGTGTATTGATTCTTCATAGTTGTCATCACATATCCAAGGTAAGAATAACATACGACAACCACCTAATTCTACTTCTTTGGGTCGTGTATATATCCAAGGTTCGTTTATACCATCAAACGTTGTAACAAGTTGTTCAATAGAATTAACTTCGTTTGTATTTTTGTAATAAGTATCGTGGTTGCCTAATATAATATGAGTATCAATTTTTAGTTCCCATAATCTTTTCCAAAACTTCTTTTGAAAATTATGAGCAGTATTAAAATTAATAAACTTTCTTCTATCAACAACATCACCTAAATGTATTAGAGTATCAATTTTATTTTCTATAAGATAAGGAAAAAACAACTCATCATAGAAACGATTTTGATAACTTATAAATGCAGGTGAGTCATTACGGCATCCGAAGTGTGTATCATTCAGTAATGCTATTTTCATAACCCATAAAGTAGTCTAAACTACTTGTACTTTTTTTCTTCTTTCGTGGTTTCTTTTTATTACTATCTGCTATTTTCTGTTGCTCTTCAACAGGCATATTCTTTTTAAGATATTCTGTAAATTGATTCTTAAACTCTTTGTCTTCACCTGGTTGTAAAGTCATATCATCATAATTAGATTCTGTAATAAGTTTATTTTTAATTGTTACTTGTTTCTTCTCTTTCTGTATTCTTCTTACAAAAGCATAATAGATGATTTGTGTAAAATAAGCAAAAGGATTGTTTGATTTTGATGGATTAAAATTATCCAAGTATTGTAAACAGTTCTCAATACCATCACTAATCATATCATCTCTAAATGTATAATTAATAAAATTAGGTCTATATGATAAATGATTCGCAATCTTTAAAAAACATCCACCTATATAATCTGTAACAGGCGGTTTTGGTTTTTTATCTTTTATAGCTTTGTTTACAGACTTTCTGTAAAGTTTCATTGCTTCTAAAAACTCTTTATTATTTACATAATGTTCTTTTTTTGTAGTTTTTCTCATATCATTAATATATCACCTTTCATTAAAAATGTCAATGTTTTAAGATGTACTTATTAGCATTGACTTATTGGAAAATTTATGTATAATGGAGCGTGTAGTGCGAAATTGAGGGATAGAGCTATAGATATTATTATTAATGGATAGTTTTATCTTCGTCATCATCACCAAGTTCATCAAATATTTCATTTAGTTTATCGTTCTCCTCGTCTGATAATCTTTGTCTATTATAGTTTTGATTTCTGACAGGAACGGGTTTGTCTTCAATATTATTAGATAAATTTAAATAACTACTTGCCATCTCTACAGACGCATTTGTTATAGTCATTATTTTATCTTTTGGAATAGTAACAATTTGATCTGGAGTATAAGAACACCATTTAATTAGTGCCACATAATCTTTAAATCCAGTCAATGTCATTTGAGGCACATACTTAATTAATAAGGGTTTACTTAAACGTACTAAATTATGCGACTCAGGTAATTGTTCTTTACCTGTTGGCATAATAGTAACAACGTCTTCGCCATTAATTAACTTGACTATCTTTACGTTATGTGGTGGTTGGTGCATATTACTTTAACTCCACGTTATGTATTTCATAATTAAAATCTTCTTCATTGTAAATATTTATTCTTTCTCTAAAGTGTGCTAAAGTGTAATTTTCTTTTTCATTATGTTTTAAATCATCTGATATATCATACAAAGTAGCAGCAGACTTATTATCTTTTAACCGAAGACCACGACCAATACTTTGTAGATTACGTATCCTAGACTTTGAAGGACTAGCAAAAACAATGTTGTGTA